AGACTCACACCTTCACAGGTTGCGATAGCAAATAAATTGGGTGTGCCTTTAGAAGAGTACGCGAAATATGTTGAATAACGTGGAGTTAACATGACAAATAAAAATAATAATAAAGACGAAAGTCGAGAACCACGCGAAGCCCAAACTCGTGAGAAGAAATCCTCACGTAAACCTTGGGCTCCACCGTCCGCTTTGGACGCACCTACACCACCTGACGGTTATTCACACAGATGGGTAAGAATGGAAATCAGAGGCCAAGACGATTCAAAAAACGTTATGGCTAGACTTCGTGAAGGATGGGTCCCTGTGAGAGCAGACGAATACCCAGACTTCGATTCTCCCGTTGTTAGTAATGGTAAGTTTGAAGGAGTGATAGGAGTTGGGGGATTGATTCTTTGTAGAATCCCTGTCGAGACTATACAGGAAAGAGCCAAATATTTTGCGGATAAAACGCAGAACCAGATGGACGCTGTAGATAACGACATGATGAAAGAGAGTCACCCTAGTATGTCTATCAATAGACCCGATAGACAATCTCGCGTAACAATTGGTGGGACTCAAGGTTCTAAGAACTAAGAGTCCTTTTATAATAATTCTTGGAATTAGAGGAATAAAATGGCAAATGTAGACAAAGCCTTTGGCTTAAGACCTTATAAAGGTCTAAATGTCGGTTCAGCCGTTCAGCAAGCAAATAAATATAATATTGACCCTTCAGGATATGGCACAGCCATATTCCAAGGCGATTTAGTTATATTTGCAGGTGGATATATTAACAGGTCAGCAGTTGGTTCTGCTAACAATGTTGGTGTGTTTTCACATGTATATTATGTTGCTACTGACGGTACTCCTACCTACTCGAATAATTATCCAGCTTCAACTACGGCACTTGGTGGCGGCGATATAGACGTTTTCGTTTATGACGACCCAAATCAATTGTTTGTTGTACAAGCGGATGGTGCTTCGGCAGTCACATGTATCGGCAGAAATGCTGACACAGATGGCATAGGTGGTAGTGCAACAACTGGCGTCTCCACTCGCGAACTAGACTCTAGCACCATAGCAACTACTCAAGCACTTCAGCTTAAAATAGTAGGAGTTGTCCAAGATGATTCAAACGGAGATCTCGCAAGCGATAACGCTAATTTGGTAGTACAAATTAACGAACATGCTTACAGAGGTCCTGTTGCAGGAACTTAAGAGGTAATTTGAAATGGCTATTAGTAGAGCACAATTAGTTAAAGAATTGCTTCCAGGACTGAATGCGTTATTCGGACTCGAATACGATCGTTATGATAGGGAACATGAAGAAATTTATGAAACCGAATCTAGTGACCGTGCTTTCGAAGAAGAAGTAATGTTATCAGGCTTCGATGCAGCACCCGTTAAATCAGAAGGGGCAGGCGTGGCATTTGATTCGGCTCAAGAGGCCTTCACATCACGCTACTCTCACGAAACTATAGCACTGGCTTTCAGCATCACCGAAGAAGCGGTCGAGGATAATTTATACGACAGATT